ATCAGCTAACTCCTTCGTGTATTTTGCATCGAGCGCAGCAACATCACGCTGACGCATCTGCATGTCAGTAATTGTCGAGTTCGCCAGCTTCAGTTCTCTGGCATTTTTGTCGCGCTGGGCTTTGTAGGTAATGGCGTTATCGCGGTAATGATTAGCCCATGACAAGCAAACGATGATGCAGATAACCAGAGCGGAAATAATCGCGGTTACTCTGCTCATACCTCAATCTCTCTGACCGTTCCGCCTGCTTCTTTGAATTTTGCAATCAGGCTGTCAGCCTTATGCTCGAACTGACCGTAACCAGCGCCCGGCAACGAAGCCCAGATATTGCTGCAACGGTCGATAGCCTGACGAATATCACCACGATCAATCATCGGTAAAGCGCCACGTTCTTTAATCTGCTGCAATGCCACAGCGTCCTGGCTTTTGGGGGAGAAGTCTTTCAAACCAAGCTGTTTACGGTAAGCATCCCACCAACGTGAAAGAAGCTGGTAACGTCCGGCGGCTGTTGATTTGAGTTTGGGGTTTAGCGTGACAAGTTTGCGAGGGTGATCGGAGTAATCAGTGAAGAGTTCACCACCGACAATAACGTCATAACCGTGGTTACGTGTCGGTTGTCGTCCGTTATCCGTTCCTTCTGACCAAGCCACCATATCAAGGAAAGCTTTACGCTGGGAATTTAGTACCTGCATAAATTACTCCTTAGAGCCACCAAATTTGTTACCGATTACTCGCATTGCAGCCCCACGAATAGCATCGACACCGATCAGCCCCACCCCACCACCAATGGCAACAGAAAGTGATTTAGGCCATCCGACATACTCAAGAGCGGATGCAAAGGTCAGCGTCAGAGCGCCACATAGCAAAATCTCGAGCGTTTTTCGCTTCCAGCCACCACCACCGCCAAAATAGGCGATGCGCAAACCAGCCATAACGATCGACATAATCACTGCACCCAGCGGTGTGTCTCCACGCCACCAGCTCTGAAACAACTCCAGCCAGTCCGGCCAGGTATTTGGGTTATGAGGCATTTCGTCATCTCTCACCTCGCGATATTTGCGGGTGCTGTGTTGGAAATAAAAAGGCCACGCAACGTGGCCACCAGAATTATTTCCCCACCAGTTCACTTACCTCTTTCACCGTCTGATTAAACCGCTCTGACTCAAGTTAAACACCTAACGCCCGACGCCCCAGCGCCATTGCTGCTTTTATTGTGGAACCGAATCCCATAAAGAAATCAGCAACCAGATCACCAGGTCGACTACTGGCATTGATTATTTGCCTGAGCATATCCGCCGGTTTCTCGCACGGATGTTTACCCGGGTAGAACTGAACGGGCTTATGCGTCCTGACATCGGTATAAGGCACGGAGACTGATACGGAGAAATAGCGCCGGTGAGATTTAAACTCATCCAGCAATTCAGAAGATTTGCAATTCAGTGAATCATGAGATACCACCAACTGGTGGTAGGATTGTCTCAACTAGTGAGCTTTATACATTTAAGTGCGATGCACAGATAATAACCACGCCAATGGAATATCACACACAAAATTGATAGAACACTAACAATAAGCCACAAAATAATTCACAATTTATTTTTACAGTGGATAAGTAGCAAAGTAGTGAATGTGAATAACGGCTAACTAAGATGAAACAAAAAGCCCCACAATATGTGGGGCTCCTTCGCGATTTATAGTAAAATAATCGATTCTCTAGCTGAAAAAATCTTTAAAAATTATCAGCAATACGCAAGTTTTTTACCGTCATCCGGTACTAGTTTGATCACTACACCAGGATTCTTACGCTCTAACATCTGAGTTTGACTCCATGTAATACCAAAGGTTTCCATTGGAGATGCATTGCCAGCAAAGAGTTCGGCGACGACTTTAGCTGCCTCAATCTCTATCTGCTCATGATGTTTCATAAAAATCCCCTTGTTCAGCACTAAGCTGTAGTTGCTTCTTTGAAGCATAAAGGCAACAAAGTTTGTTACCTGAAGATGTATAAAGTAAAGCGTAGTACATTTTGTGTGTGCTTTGTGTGGATCCAGATTGCATCAACTAAAAGAGGTTTTCAATACTTTTGTAATGATTCTGGAGAAATTAAGAATCTAACTCACACTGATTGGTTAGGTAAAACGCTCCTAAGCACCATTGCGCAACCACCTCGTTCGTAATCAGCAATGTACTCAAAACCACTTTCAGTATAGTATCTTATTGCCCCATCAACTGGACTAACTAAAGCTATCGAATCAATAGATTCACCCTGAAGGTTCAGAAATCGTGCATATGCAGAGAAGCAATCCAAAACGATACCAAGCATCTGATGGTCTAGGTCTTCATGTGCATCATTACGTTTTTCCATCCAGCAAATATGCACCGCATTTTTCGGCTTACAGTAACACCCAAATGCAAATCCAATAGGCTCCCCACGATAATAAACAACTAGTTTTATCGGGTGTTCTTCCATCATATCCATAAACACTCGCGACTTTAGTCCGGGATCCCACCGCAGTTTATTGTTAGCCTTGAGGAACTCCATATCTTTTAGTACCAGCTCGTCGGCATATACGAGCCCTAACGACTTATGAGGGAAGCGCCCTTTTAAATACTCTGCAACATTTTTAAATACTGCTGTTTGGAAGGCTTGAAACATCATGTCGATCCAGACGAGACGAAAGTTTAAATTCTACCTACTCGCCGAATACCATTTCAATGCCACACATCTAAAATTCCGAAAAAAAACCCGCACATCAGCGGGTTTTCTACTTTTTATTAAAGCCGGACACACAATGCCTATCATTGAGAAAATATTATCCATTTTTTTTGAAAAATGCAAGCATCATGTCGCCATTTTCGTCGAAAATCATTCATCTCGTCACTTTCCTCAATTGTGTCTCAGCATACGCTTCTTCCTGCCAGCACTTTGTAACCAGTTTATCAATGACATCTGCATATCCTTTGTACCACTGATAATCCGTCAGGTCTGGTACCAGCTTCTGGACATGAAGCCGCGCCAGTGTGGTTGGTAAACGGCTAAACCGGTTTCCATTGCAACGCCCACAAACCTTATAAACAGGCGTGCCATGAAGCCTGGTTCTTTTTTCATCCAGGACAATACCTTTACCCTTACACCCTCTGCACGCTGTGCTGACTTCTCCCTTACCATGACAATGCTGACACAGTTCCTTCACCCACTCTTCCTTGATAACAGATTCCCCGCTTCTGGAGTGTTTCACCACCTCGCGCAATACATCATGAAATCCAGTACCAGCACAATGCTCACAGCGAGCCTTACTTGCCGCAGACCTGGAATAATCAGCAAAGGCAAAATTCACAAGGTAAGGAATGATCTGTAGCCGGGTTTCTTCACTCAATTTGTTCAATGTCGGGTTATCCAGTGCCATCGCGTAATTGAGCAGACCTTCAATCGCAAACTGAGGATCCTGAACACCAACTTTTGCCAGGAATAAGGCAAACCCAAGCGGTGCTTTCGACTGCACCATCCCCTGCGCAGCCATTACATCCGTAATTGTTAAACCACCAGAGCCTGTCGCCGGTGCGTCATCGCTCAATTTTGGAGATTTTGGGGAGTAATATTTCGGTAAGGCTTCAAAGTTCATGCTCGTTCTCCACTTACGCCAGTACGCCTATTGCCAGCGCACGATCGATAAAACGAAATATCAGCTCCAGCTGGGAGCCATACTTCTCTTCAAATGCCACGGTATCCGCATGCAGCTCGTCGTGATGCTTTCTGCACAAAGGCAACACAAAGAGGTCATGCGCTTTTGTACCCATTCCTCCCTGACCGTGACCTATCAGGTGGTGGGGATCATCAGCAGGCTTTCCACAACATGCACACGGCTGTGTCTTAACCCAGCGCGTGTACTTTTCATTAACCCAGCGGCGACGTTTTGGGCGTAACATAAAAGACTCCGGCGACTCAGGATCCACTTTCAGCGCCAGCACCTTTTTCGCTTTATCCTGGATGATGCTGGTGGCAGGAACCGAAGGCACAAGGTCACTTTCCCGGGTAACAGACGGCACAACAGGCTTCGGTAATCTAAGTGCCTTACGGGCTGCACTTTCCGGTAAGGCATCCGCCAGGTCATTACGAATCAGCCACCAGCACAGTTCCGGCATTGTCACAACGTGACTGTCATCAAAACCGAGATCCCGACGCACAACAGACAACACCCAGCGGGCACAGTTATCCGTTGCCATTGATTCCAGCCGTTCCGTGAACTGATCGCGCAGCTGGTTATCGCAGTGCCAGCACAGACGGATTGCGCCCGGAGCGTGTCGCATTGTGGTCATGTTCTCGCTGTGCCAGTCGGAATGAGGCCACTGGCAGCCTTTTTCACGAAGTAACCAGCTTTCAAGACATTCCACGCCACCAGCACGACGGATCACTGCCTCATTGCGGAACACGGCCCGAACGGCAGGATCATCCGCCAGCGGTTGTGATGCCGCCGGAACGGCACCACTGGCGAAAGATGAATAACGTTCCGGCTCAGGCTCCAGCAGGACACGCCCCTGCATAAACAGGGGCATCAGCTCTGAACCTGGCCTGAACAATACGATCCCCATACGCGGGGCAATTTCAGGAGTCAGTAGTGCTCTCACGGTCACCTCAATGAACGGTATCGAGCAGCTTTAACAGCTCAGGGAATCGGGATTCGAAGAAATGCGGCTGCGTCTCGCGCGGATTTGCGGGACTGGTGATGTTCTTGCCGAACATGCAGCCTTTCGCTGTCAGCGACCAGAATTTTTTGATGTTGTTAATCGCAGTGCGGCTGTATCGTTCACGTTGTTCAACGATCCCCAGCTTCGCCATCTGGTGATATGCCTGATTAGCTGTCAGGCGGATACCATACTGCTTCAGCAGTGCACTCAATGATAGCGTGGGGCGGCTTGAGCCATCAGGCGCGTCAGCAGGAGCATCAATGGCATAGCGCGGTGCCAGATTCGGTAAGCCAACAGCCTCCTGGAGTTTCTGACAGGCACCAAGCACTGAAGAGTTAGACAGGTTTAACTCCCGGCGCATAAAGTCCAGCAGGATCACGCCAGCCTGCATCTTGTCAGCAGCCTGTCCGGATAATTTTTCCGGTGCGCTGGTTACCATATCGAAAGTACGGATCACCTTCAGATGGAATGACGGGCTGATCCACATTGCATAGGCATACACCAGTTCCTTGCAGACATACGTTCCCCGTTCATTTCCCCCATGAATCACACTCACCGGGTCAACACCCAAATTCTGGGTGTTGGTCAATTCATGAACAAGCTCAACAGTTTGTTGGCTGGAAAGAAACTTTCCCGGCTCCTTGGTTCTGGCATTTGCACCAGATGCTACTGCTGCGCGATGCAGATCGTTCAGGCTGTAACGCCCATAAGCATCACGACGAACTTCAATACCATCAATGACCATCAGATTATTCATACTTCGTTTCTCCTCTTAATCAGGCGGCTGCACCCGCCGTTTTCTCGTACTTACTGATAGTGATCTCGACCTTCCCTTCCGGGATAACCGGTCCCCACTCCACCAGCATTCTTTTCACCTGACTGTCGTCTTCCCACACACCCGCGTGGGTCAGGGCGTCAAACAGCGCCTTGTTATAGTTGTCCAGATCGCGGATCCGGTTATCCGGAGGAAACAACACGATCTCCACTGAAGCAGGTGCCGACGTTGGTTTCGGCAGACGACGTAACTGCTCAACTATTGCTGCGCACGCCGCGCTCTGGAATTTTCGCCCCGCCGCGCTTATCAGGCTCTTACCAGCAAACGCCCCTTTGTTGGGGTGTCGCCAGTACGTGTTCACGCTGGGCGGAAAAGGCAGGATCAGCTTCATACTTTCAGGTCCCTCTCATGTAACCAGTGGGTTGCACGCAGCCTTGCGTTTTCCTCACCGGCAAGCAGTGCGCGGATAATCCCGACCGCCTCGCTGTCGTCGTCCTTCACCGCGGTATGAAGCGTTATCCCCCGGGCCACGCCACGCTTTATCGTGATGACGCCTTTTTTCTCCAGTGCGCGAAGATGCTCCACCGCTGCATTCACTGAACGGTATCCCAGCATGGTTGCCACCTCCTGATTGGTTGGCGGGAAGCCACGTTCTTTCTGATAAGAAATCAGCATATCCAGCACCTGCTGCTGGCATTGAGTTAACGTCGTCATGCCGCCATCTCCCTGACCAGTTTTTCTGCCTGCTGGCGAACCTGCGCCAGAAAGGCCTCACCACATGCCTCAAGTTCATAGCGCCCGATGTAGCTGATTGCCGGTCCCTTCCAGGTCTTGTCGAAAACAGCAATAGCACCAGCGAAGAAAGCGCCTGTCGGCACCTGCTTCTCATCCTTCGGGATAAACCAGGCAGGCAGTTCAAAACCAATACGCCCGCGAATAAAAGCAATATGATCTGCATCTTCCGGCCACCACACTTCGCTGGTGGCAGCTTTGATCAGGAAAACATAGCGCCCGCCTTTATCACGCATGGCACTGGCATGCTTCATGATGTAACGCATGCCGGTGATGTATTGCCCCTCATGCTGACTGGCGCGGCTGTATGGGGGATTACCAAAGGCAGCACCTTTAAGCTCCGCAAGACGTTCTGACCAGTCATGCGCCAGCGCGTTGTCTTCCGCAGTGTAATAAGCGGCACATTTGGCGTTATCACCGTCAGTGAACAGATCCAGAACAAACGGGCCAAACAGGGTGTTAATTCCCCAGAAAATGTTGTCCGGCGTGCGCCACTGATCGCCCACTTCCTTCAGTTCATGGGCTGGTTTGTTCCGCAGCTCCACCAGCGCCTGGCAATATTTATTACTCATTAAGCCCCCACGTAATTCCCTGACAGATACCACTCTTCACCCGATACAGCGCGCTTGCTGCTTTTCCGTAAGCACCGCTCACGACGCGCCAGAAAATTGTTTCGTTCTGGCTGGGAGTGGCTTTCACGGAATGCCGCCATCCACACCGTTGCAGCACGACGGTATAAGCCCCTGGACTCCAGTTCTTCAGCCTGGCGGGTCAGGCACAAAATCACCCGGGGATCGTTAGTGCCGACATAGAAATTGCGCACAGGTCTGGTTTCACGAACTGGTTGTGGTTCCGGCTCCTGCGCTCTCTCAGTCAGGCGCGGGAAATGTCTGCGTGTATCCCCTTCACAACGGTGAGCCACACGCCCACTCTGACGTAACTTGCTTGCAGACTGCAGAACGCGCTGCCGTGAGTAACCTGCAAAAGCATCCGCAATGTCTCCGGAAGTACAGCCCGGATGGGCTTCAATGAATTTCTGAACGTCATTCAAAAGACTCATGCTCACCCCCTGAATCCTGCCGGGATCTGGCTGTAGTCCACGTTGTCGTAACTGGCTTTGAAGTACGGGTCCTCGCGTTTTTCGGTGTACGTGCTGACGGACGGCGATAAGCGCAGGGAAAGCTCATCCCATTTTTCCCGCAGCTTCGACGGGCTGAGCACGTTACGGCACCAGAACGGATCGCGACTGACGCGGCTGTACATCTCGCAGATTTGTTTATGAGTACGACCATCCTGCACACACATCAGGCGAATTTCGTTTGCCCAGGCTGTCCAGTTCGGTTCTTTGGGACGAACCACCTCGCCGTCACATTCGGCGGCATGCTCGTACAGGGCGATGATTTTTTTCCAGAGCCACTGTGCACAGGTCAAATCATCCTGCGTCCCCCACTGGCGCTTTTTAGGGCTGAATACAACCGCATCAGGATGGCGAGTTAAAAAATCCTGTTCATCCGTCTGCGTGTCCGGTTGCGAAGCGTCCGGACGAGAAGGTTTTTTATCTGACGGATCATGTTTTGATTTTACTGACGGATCCCCGCCAGATTCTGACGGGTGAAAACCCGCTTTTTTGCCAGATTTCGACGCATCAAATTTTGACGGGTCAGATTTTGATGCGTCAGATTTTGACGGGTCAGAATCTGACAGTTGAGAAAATGCCGCTGCCTGAAGCTTCGCAACGTTAAGCTGATAAACATTCGACGCATTGCGGTTACCCTGGCGACGCGCCTTACGCGTTAACCAGCCTTCTGCTTCCAGCCGTGCGATAGCCGTTCTGACGGTGCTCATCCCCGCGCCAATCTGGCGGGCAATGGTTTCAATTGATGGCCAGCACACACCTTCGTCATTACTGAAATCAGCCAGGCGGGCCATAATTGCCACGCTGGATAACTTCATGCCTGACGCAGCGCAACCATCCCATACATAGCCGGTTAATTTAGTGCTCATGACCGACCTCTATTTCCCTGAATTTACGACGAAACTGTTCGAGCGGGCTGAAGCACTCATGCTCATAGCCTTCGCGGAGGTAGATAACCCGTTGTGTTTCCGGTTCCCAACGAATGACTCTGACGGGCACTCCGTAGTGATCTTTGAACCAGCGGTTAACTTGTCGCAAAGGACTGTCTCCTTTTGCCTGTTGAAATCACCCACAGCCCACTCTGCAAAGCTGTGGGTTACAATTTCCCTGTCACCTGGTACATTCACTGCATAGCAATACTCCACCTTCGCTTTTCCACCCGGTACAGGAAGTGCAATCAGTTGCGAGCGACGGTAGTGTGTTGTTAAACTGTTCATGCGTTAGTTTCTCCACAGTCACGACACGCCACGGCGCCCGGAGCTGCACACTCGCGGGCGTCATTACTTTCTGAAATGCAAAAAATTTTGTAGACCAGTGCTGCATGCTCCTGCAGCTTCGAAATTGAGAGGTACAGCTCGTCGTTAATTGCTGTCTTCTCATGCGGTTCCACTACACCGTCTTCAATTGCTGAACGAATCTGTTTTGAATAACTGCCGATCTGTTCAATGACCTCCAGCAGGCGTTGGTTGATATCGGCGTTGTCCACATCCTCGACATCAGGAAGAGACACAAAGACGCCATTTGCAGACTGCGCCACAGCGTCAGCAATGAAGTGAGTTCCACCAGCACGTTGCAAAATCATTGCCCATCCCAGCGGGAAAATCTGATCGCCATCGGCACGAAGGCGGTTAAATAATGCGTTCTCTGTTACATCCAGCCAGTCAGCAGCTTCAGCGTACCCCCCCGGCAACGCTGCGATAGTTTTTCTGACAGCTTTCACGTACCACTCAGGCTGTTTTTCTACTTTCCAGTGATGCTTACCCACGGTTCACCTCCTGTTCCTGTGGTTTAAACCCATTCTGGTTTTGGCTAGATTGAAAACGTGCCGGATAAAGAATCTGCATTTCGCTGACTTCACCCTTAAAAAAATTGGCTAAACGTTCTGCAAGCTCGATAGATGGAATCTGCTCCAGCCTCTCAATACGACTCAACGTCGCTGGATTGACTTGAACACCCGCAGCAACATGCTGCAAAGTGAAACCATGCGCCTTACGCACATTTCGTAATGGTGATTGCATACGCCCTCCAAATATTGCGCGTTATGCATGTTATTTCACGCAATTATTTTGCGCAAGTTGATTTGCTTATCACGCAATAAAGAAATGTAATAAACGCATGAACATAGGAAACCGAGTCAGACAACTTCGCCAAGCGAAGAACATGAAAATCGCCGATCTCGCTGAAGCGATAGGAGTAGATGCGGCGAACATCTCGCGCTTAGAAACGGGTAAGCAAAAACAATTTACCGAACAAACACTGAGTAATATTGCCAAGAGCTTAGGTGTTGATATTGCTGATCTCTTTACCTCTGCCCACAAAAGTAATACTGTATATAAAAACAGTAATAATGAGGATGTTGCGCAGGTGAAGGATGTGTTCCGTATTGAAATGCTGGATATCAGTGCCAGTGCGGGAAATGGCCTTATCCAGGGCGGTGATGTCATTGATGTGATTCATGCCATCGAATACAGAACTGATAATGCTGTATCAATGTTCGGCGGACGACCAGCCAATCACATCAAAGTTATCAACGTTCGTGGGGACAGTATGTGTCCAACCATTGAGCCAGGAGATCTCATCTTCGTTGATGTCAGCATCAATCAGTTTGATGGTGATGGTATATATGTCTTTGGTTTTGATGACAAAATATACGTTAAAAGACTTCAAATGATTCCTGACAAACTGCTGGTGATTTCTGATAACCAGATTTACCGTGAATGGGGAATTACTAGCGAAAACGAACACCGATTCATGGTCTTTGGAAAGGTCTTAATCAGTCAGTCGCAAACCCTTAAGAGACATAATTAACCTCAATATCCCATCCATCGGCCACCGAAAGGTGGCTTTTTATTACCTATAAATTTGCATATCTCGCAAATACCACTTGCATATCTCGCAATTTAATTTTATCTTTTATTCCAGACCAACTACAGGATTACAACAAAATCTGGTTGCAACACGGTGCATGTGTCGTAAGCAGTCAGTAAATGTCAAAAACGAACAGGCAGGACGCCCACGAAGTAGCCGCCTGGGGCATATGAAGTCCAGGATGATTCGTTGAGTCATGTTGTGCCACTAGGCACTCATGTTAAAGCAGGTGTATGAAATGAAAGTCCAGATTTTAAACAATAACTGTGAAGTCGTTTGGTCATACGACATAGCCGCCCCTGTAGATCAGAGCGGCGATAGCTGGACCAATGGGAAACATCAGATTATGGCTGGAGTTGTGTTCTCTTTACGCCGTGCTTTAGAACAGGCTGAAGTCTTTCCATCAGACCCTGAATGGAAATGGCCTTTTTCTATTTGTCCAAATTCGGAGAGTACATTTCAGAAAATTGGTCAGAAAGTCGCACTCGAAGAGCATCAGCCAACTGTTTCCTGATTTTTTCAGGTAACTCGTCGGCATCGCAGAAACAACAACGCTCGATCATGTTGAAAGCCGATTCGTAGAACTGTTTTTGCTGAGTGTCGCTGAGACAGGAAAAGAGCGACGTTACGATGATTTTATTAATTGCATTATCAAGTTCTTTTTCATCAAAAGTCATTTGATTTTCCTTTTATGTATACGGGCTTAAAAGGATACCACCGAGCCTGAAGTGGTGAAAAGACAGGCACATAACAGCTAAGTATTTTCAACCAGAGAGAATCCTTAGCGTTGTGGTGAATGCGGCTCAGCGCACGCGGGTTAAGGTTGAGGCTGACAGTCGACCTTCTGTGGATACCCACCCGCCTGGTGTGCAACCTTCGCCAGGCACCGGGAGGCACCCGGCACCACAACTTTATGCTGTGTGTAGTCTTAGCGGTACCAGCTTGTACCCTTGCTTCCGGCTGGTACCGTCCTTTTTACAAAACAGAGAAGAGCATCACCGGACGACGGGCTCATAACCCAATCCATCCGGGCGGCTGCCACCGCAGGTGTTCTTCTCTGTTTTGTGGAGAAACTAACCGCCCCTACGGGGGCATTTATGGAAATGTAATTGACTCAATAATCGCCGGACGGTGAGGGCTTCCTTTTACCCGAATTCAGCGCGGTGCAGCGCATATACGTGGAGAACAAAATGTCATTTATTAAAACTTTTTCCGGGAAGCATTTTTATTATGACAGGATAAATAAAGACGACATCGTTATTAACGATATCGCGGTTTCCCTTTCAAATATCTGTCGCTTTGCAGGACATCTTTCACACTTCTACAGTGTCGCCCAACATGCGGTGCTTTGCAGCCAGCTGGTGCCACAGGAATTTGCTTTTGAAGCTTTAATGCATGATGCAACAGAAGCATATTGCCAGGACATCCCCGCACCACTGAAACGACTTCTTCCTGACTATAAACGGATGGAAGAAAAAATAGACGCCGTAATACGTGAGAAATACGGGTTACCTCCTGTTATGAGCACGCCAGTGAAATATGCCGATCTCATTATGCTGGCAACCGAACGCCGCGATCTCGGGCTTGATGATGGCTCTTTCTGGCCTGTACTGGAAGGTATCCCGGCAACAGAGATGTTCAAAGTGATTCCACAGGCACCGGGCCATGCCTACGGGATGTTTATGGAACGTTTTAACGAGTTATCGGAGTTACGCAAATGCGCATGAATGTTTTCGAAATGGAAGGGTTTCTTCGTGGGAGATGTGTACCGCGAGATCTGAAAGTGAATGAAACAGATGCTGAATACCTGGTGCGTAAATTCGATGCGCTTGAAGCTAAATGTGCAGCACAGGAAAACAAAGTAATACCAGTGTCAACTGAACTGCCACCAGCAAATGAAAGTGTTTTGTTATTCGATGCTAACGGAGAAGGCTGGCTAATTGGCTGGCGTTCTCTCTGGTACACCTGGGGACAAAAAGAAACCGGAGAATGGCAGTGGACATTTCAGGTCGGGGACCTTGAAAACGTCAATATCACTCACTGGGCAGTAATGCCAAAAGCACCGGAGGCTGGAGCATAATGACCACTTTTACCGACAAAGAACTGATTAAAGAAATTAAAGAGCGTATCAGCAGCCTTGACGTGCGAGACGATATTGAGCGCCGTGCTTATGAAATCGCACTCCTATCTCTGGAAGTAGAACCAGATGAACGCGAAGCTTATGAATTATTCATGGAAAAGCGTTTCGGTGACTTAGTAGATCGTCGGAGAGCAAAAAACGGCGATAACGAATACATGGCATGGGATATGACTCTCGGTTGGATCGTCTGGCAGCAACGAGCAGGTATCCATTTTTCAACAATGTCACAACAAGAGGTGAAATAATGGAGCCATACAGCCTCACACTCGATGAGGCCTGTCATTTTCTCAAGATATCCAGACCGACTGCCATTAACTGGATACGCACAGGGCGTCTTCAGGCAACACGCAAAGATCCCACTAAGAATAAATCTCCTTACCTCACAACACGACAAGCCTGCATTGCGGCTCTTCAGTCTCCGCTGCATACTGTCCAGGTGAGCGCGGGTGATGGCATAACAGAGGAAAGAAAATGTCACTCTTCCGCAGAGGTGAAATATGGTACGCCAGTTTCACATTGCCGAACGGTAAAAGATTTAAACAGTCTCTTGGAACAAAGGACAAAAGGCAGGCGACAGAACTCCATGACAAGCTAAAGGCTGAAGCATGGCGGGTCAGCAAACTTGGTGAAATACCTGATATAACGTTCGAGGAAGCGTGTGTCAGGTGGCTTGAAGAGAAAGCACATAAAAAATCGCTGGACGATGACAAAAGCCGGATCGGATTCTGGCTTCAACATTTCGCAGGAATGCAACTAAGAGACATTACTGAATCAAAAATTTATTCAGCAATGCAGAAAATGACGAACCGGCGTCATGAGGAAAACTGGAAACTCAGGGCAGAAGCATGCAGAAAAAAAGGGAAACCTGTTCCAGAATACACGCCAAAACCAGCGTCCGTTGCAACGAAGGCTACGCATCTTTCATTTATAAAGGCCCTACTAAGAGCCGCAGAGCGTGAATGGAAAATGCTGGATAAGGCACCAATTATTAAAGTGCCTCAACCAAAGAATAAACGGATCCGCTGGCTGGAGCCCCATGAAGCACAAAGGCTGATTGATGAATGTCCGGAGCCATTAAAGTCTGTTGTTGAATTTGCACTGGCAACAGGCTTAAGACGCTCGAACATCATCAACCTTGAATGGCAACAAATAGATATGCAGCGCCGGGTGGCATGGATAAACCCGGAAGAGAGTAAATCAAACCGCGCAATTGGCGTTGCGCTGAATGATACTGCATGTCGCGTATTGAAAAAACAAATCGGGAATCATCACCGTTGGGTATTTGTGTACAAGGAAAGCTGTACCAAACCAGACGGAACGAAAGCGCCAACAGTAAGGAAGATGCGGTATGACGCAAACACAGCCTGGAAAGCGGCGCTGAGACGGGCTGGTATTGATGATTTCAGATTTCACGACTTGAGACACACCTGGGCAAGTTGGCTGGTTCAAGCCGGAGTCCCGTTGTCAGTGTTACAGGAAATGGGAGGCTGGGAGTCTATCGAAATGGTTCGTCGATATGCTCACCTTGCACCTAATCACCTTACCGAACACGCACGGCAAATAGACTCGATCCTGAACCCATCGGTCCCAAATTTGTCCCAGTCAAAAAATAAGGAAGGTACTAATGATGTGTAACTTATTGATTTTAATGGTGCCGATAATAGGAGTCGAACCTACGACCTTCGCATTACGAATTAGCGAGACCAGTGATTCAAGATGTTCACAGCCGTTTCCGTATACAATAAAAATTGTATAAAAATCAATAAAATACACACAAATGCAGTATCAAGATGTTTCGCCTTGTTTCTGATGATATCATGTTAAATGTGTACCCCACTGTGTACCCAAAAGGCTGAAGATATGACTTTTACTATTACACAAGACAGACAATTGGCTTCATTGACCGTTACTAAAGAAGAAAAAGAAATCTTATTTGCTGTAAAATCTAAAGCTGGGGGAGGACTCTTTATACGCGTTCGTTATGGTAGCGACAATAAAAGCTGGATTTATCGTTATCGAATAGCTCAAAAGCCAGCTAAATTAACACTAGGTAGTTACCCTGCCATGGGATTAGCTCAAGCTCGTAAAGCTCATGCGGATGCAATTGAATTAGTAAGAAAAGGTATAGATCCTCGTCATATTAGAAAAAATGAAAAACAAAAAAATGAACAAATGATTATTTACTCTGAATTATGGAAAGATTGGATAGAATTCAGAAAGACAAGTAAACCAATTAGCACCAGAACCCTTGCAGATTATGAAGGGACTTATCACCGCCACCTTGAAAAAGCATTAGGAAACCTTTGCATTGACGAACTTACCAAAAGCGTTATTTTTGAACATCTCAGTAATGTAAGAAAAACCAGTTCTGAAGCAGTTCGTAAAGGATTAATTATTCTAAATATGACTCTTGATCATGCCAACTTACAGGGTATGCTTGAGCATAACCCAGCACGACTGCTCAAACCAGCAATGTTTGGTGCATCGATGAATAAACCTCGCGAGCGATGGCTTCCTGAGAATGAACTCCGGATGCTATGGAAGGCTTTGGATGATGCTACTGTTGGAGGAGGCTCCATTGCATCTGGTGGCTATGGAATTTCCTCTAGTGTGGTATTATCTCATTCTGTCGCAAATGCACTCCGTTTGATTATTTTCACAGGAGTGCGCCGCTCTGAAGCGGCACAAATGCGCTGGGATCAAATTAATGGAGAGCGTTGGACCATACCAGCCACTAAAAATGGGAAAAGCCATATTGTTACTTTACATCCGTATATGCTTTCTTTAATAAAAACACAACGTGAATTCACTGAAGGTGCATATGTTTTTGGTTCTACTAGCAAACCTGGCTTTCCCATCACAAATGACGCTCTGACTCGCGCGTTAGAAAGGGTTCGCTCTAAGTATCTAGCCGAACTTACTCCATTTTCTCCTCATGATCTGCGTAGAAGTGTTGCGACTGGATGCGCTGAATACCTTGATGCTCCAGAGCGCCTAATAGAGTTACTGTTAAATCATGTACCCAAAGACCGTTTAATACGAACATATCAAGTCGGACAACAAGCTGAAAAATTAAAAAAATTATTTATAGAATGGGGGAATTTTATTATGAATAACGTCATTACTGTGCAGCAGAATGCTCCGGATAATGTTATTCATATAAAATTTGGGAACAGATGATAAAAATACATGCATGGTCTGAGATACCCTGTCTACTCGACCATGCAGTATGGTTCAACTAAATCAGTCACAACAAGAAATGATTAGTTTTATTAGATATTGTATGGGATTATTTCTGGATAATACTTCGCAATGATGTCATTTAGCCGATCAACCAGTTCTGGTTTTCTGAACGTGATATGCGCGGAGCCCTTCTTAAAGTATCTGATGCTGAACATCTCATCTTCATAGCAGGCTTTGCCCTGAACGGAGCGGATGTGATCATCCAGCCGAATAATAATATTTTCCCGGCTGTCGGGGATCGGTTTGCCGCTGAACAGGTGCAGCATTCTTTCCAGGTCGGCAAGTCGATCTGCCTGTTGCCCGGTGATAAGATGCAATCCCCACAGGTCCCACCTCACCAGATTGTTGACGATAATTTTACTGCCAAATTTACAGGGGCAATTGGTTTTGTAATTCCAGTTCAGCCCTCTGAAGACGTTGATCACCCCTCGCTCAAACACTTCATCTTTGTTCTGGTGCAGTTGTTCAAATGTGCTCAGAATGTTCGCTTCACTGATTTCCGGAAAATTATCGTACTCCAGTGAGCTGTACCATGTATCACGGGCCTGCACATCCATTAATGACAGCATCCCGGAACGTTGCATCAGGTCACGCCAGATTTCGCGGTCAAGATTGCGGGTGATGGCTTTCATTGCGGTTTCCGTTTTATCCATCAGCCAGCAGCCGCAGCGAAAATCCTGTTTCATGGCCCAGTCCCGGGCGGTTTTGCCGCCAATGCTTTCCGTCATTGCTGAGATTTCAGCCAGTTGCCGGATAAGTGTGTCGATTTGCAGCAGTGTACTCTTTCGTACAGCCAGAATGTGGCTGACTGAGGTGGAGCAGATAACGTCCGTATGCCCGTTGACCACTTTCGGACGGGAGGCTGTGATATCAGACATAATCGATATTATATGAACGCATCCCGTTTGCAAAGGCATCCATTGTTCTGACATCGACGGTAGGTTGCAGCTTTATATCCGGCTTTATTGCAGCCCGGAAGCTGCGAGCCCCTATGTAATTCGCCGACTCACGCCTCATTTCCTCAGCGGGCTTTAGGCCCAATCGATTATCCAGGTTTAGTGAGTCACGGTCTTACCTGTCTTTGTCATCACGCTGGCTGCCAGAGCAACCTTTCTGCATTCACCCTTTTGTAAAGAGTTTATGTTTATCGGTATCAGCGATTAATCAGGCCTGATACTGACATGATTTTTGTCGTATTTACGTCCGTGAGCGGCTATTGCCCACACCGTTCGCGCCAGCTTGTTTGCCATTGCGACGATTGCCACGCTGGCCGGACGACGCTTTTTCAGTTCGGTTATCCATGGACCAGGTTCTTTGGTCAGTAATGCTGCCGCCCTTGCACCATGAATAAACAGGGTTCGCAGATATTTATCACCACGTTTGCTTATTCCCAGCAGGCGGATTTTTCCTCCTGAGCCTGTCTGTCTGGGCACCAGACCGATAAACGCGGCGAATTCCCGTCCCGACTTAAAGGCGGAGGCGTCTCCCATCGTGGCAACGGCAGCGGTGGCGATTAACGGCCCCACGCCTGGGATGTTCAGTAACCGCTGACAGGTTTCATTCTGTCTGGCTACCGCCTGCAGCTGCTTCTCAATGTGGTCAAGATGTTCATCAAGTTCAGTAATTCGCTGATATTGTTCATCCAGCATGTTTATCAGGTAGAGCGGTAGCCGCTCCTTCAGACGCTCCAGGGCTTCCGGCACCTCCTTCGCCAAAGCAGCACGCCCCTTGTGCGTCGTTTCACCAAATTCCAGCAAGAGACCGTGAAGCGCGTTTATTTGTGCTGTCCTGAACTTCACCAGTTGCTGGCGCATTCGGTGTAACCCCAGCGTAGCCTGTTGCTCCTCGCTTTTAACGGCGACGGATTTTACCGGCTGCTGAACCGCCAGCCAGATGGCTCGGGCGTCCATCACATCGTTTTTATTTCCCATCACGAATGCTTTGACGAACCGGCCTTTGAGTAATCTGACCTTATGTCCCAGTTTCTGAAGCTCACGCGCCCAGTGATGAGAACCCCCACAGGCCTCCATGCCGATAAGGCAGGGTTCACGGTTGCTGAAATATTCAAGGAATTTCTCACGCTTAACCTGCTTATCGATAATCTCTCCGGTATGTTCATCAACGAAATGCACCTGCATAAGATGTTTTGCAATATCAACACCGACAGGGATATATTTCATGGTGTGGATCCTCCAGTCTGTTGGGAGCGAAACGCATCCCGTTGGGCACGATGATGCCGGAAATCTGCGGGGTTCCACACTCATCTACTTAATCCCCGAGCGGCTCATTTCATAATGTTGGGATGCGTTCATTACATTTCCTTTTTACAAATAAATGAAAACGCCAGCCCTGCTCAGGCTGGCGTCAGTGGAATGAAGAGTGGTGAATGAGACTCACCGGTTCTGGTCTGGAAGCTGCAGCTGGCGCAGGGTACGGATATCCTCCCTGGCCTGTTCAATACAGGGCAACAGTGCTGCCGAATCCGTTTTATCTTCATCGTTGTCAAAGATAATTCCCGATTCGCAGTCGATATTGTCCTGCAGCCACGCAATCAGAATATCCAGAGCGCTTTCCGTGGTTAATGATTTCATGTTGCTCCTGGTTACCAGTTGAAAGTGGGTAAACCCGGCAGGCATTCAGCGCAGGCATCCAGATGAATGAGACTGACGCCATAACGTCGGGTAAGTGTGACAACCAGACGACGGAAGGTTTTTGACACCCCCAGGCGTTTAAGCCGCAGAACCGGGTACGACCACGCATCGGTACGTAACAGATAGCCACTGCCGGTAAAATGAATCCATTCTGATTCCCCGTCGTCATTAGTCTGGTGTGACAGCGAGTACAGCCAGGCGTTGTCCGTTTCCGTGATATGTGCGGTGCTGCAGCGTATGCCGCTCAGGGCAACTGAGGGGGGGATGCTGTCTGTTGAGGTCCGGTCAGATTTATCAACAACACGAAGGGAGTAGCCGTTATCGCAGACCACGTTAATCAGTTCGGCAAGCTCAACACCATCGACGTCAACGACAATTCGCCCCATGTTCAGTGCCTGTACGTTAACGCTGTCAGCTTCCAGCGTCAGGGCCAGTTTCATCGTTTTGCCTCCGTGCGTTTACCCAGGGTAATGTCATTTACCGTTCTGTAGTGGCTGCGGGTCATCAGGCCGGTTGCCCGGCGGGCCCGGAGAATATCAATGCTGTTGATTAACTGCGACGGGGCTCCTGCGCTGAATCCCGGCTGGTCGGTTCGTACCAGCGCGTATTTTTCAACGAGAAAGTTCACCGCATCACACAGTGAAATCCCTGCCTCAATATGCTGCTCAATCACACGTTCATCAGCGAACGGTGTGTCATTCAGCGTGAGACCATAGTGCTGGTCCAGCAGTCGGGTGAGCAGTGTCTGCCAGATGGTGACGGGAGACGGGCAGCCCGATGCCTCCCGTACGTGAGTGTCGGGTAATGTATTCATCTTAAGTTCTCTGTAACAGGTGGTGATAAAGGAGAGATATCCGGTGTTATACGGTGGTTGCGGGCGCTGCCGGTGTCGGATAAACCGCCAGATAAACGTAACCACAGGAGCCGAGGGTGTCGGCTTCGCAGGTCAGCCCTTTCGCATACAGTGTGACGGTATGCTGATGGCGGGGATTCAGTTCACCGCCGGTGAGCATGAGTTCCAGTTGTTTCATCAGCAGCGGAAAGGCCTGGTCCAGGTGGTACGCATCCGCGTCGCTGAACCTGCCTCTGATACCGGCGCGGTCGGCAAGGTAATGCAACCGGTTACCCTCCTGCACCAGTCGGGCCCCGAAACAGGGCGTCACGGTGCAGGGCAGCCCCCACCAGGGGCGGTCGTGATTGTCGTCGGGAAGCATTGTCCCGGAGAGTGCGTCTGACACGATAAAATCCTCACAGAAATCAGTTAAGAATGGTCCGGTGGTGGCGATAATGCTGCTCATCTGAATGCCCTGATTCAGTTCAGGGTGACGCTCATCAGCCGGACATACGGGCCAAAACTGTCCTTACGGCGTTCAGCAAACACGGCCAGCACACCGGGAATATCCTGTACTTCACGACCGGTATATGTATCCGTGCTACCGTGCCAGCGGTATTTACCGGTACAGAACGGAAAAAGACGGGATGCAGGATGCTGACGGTGAATACGCATGGCTTCACCACGGGTGATGATTTTCATGAGAATAGTCCTCCTGAATGTGAAAGTAAGAAACAGCTGAGAAAGAGAAACTGAAGTGATATGAAGGTGATTGTGACGGTGACGGGTTAAAGCAGACCGTGTTCCGCAAAGGAGAAAACCTGGCTGCCACCGACTATCAGATGGTCCGGCACCCGGATATCCACCAGGGCCAGTGCCTGTACCAGACGTTCCGTGATAAGGCGGTCTGCCTTGCTGGGTGTGACTTCACCGGACGGGTGATTGTGTGCCAGTACCACGGCAGCGGCATTGTGGTACAGGGCGCGTTTAATCACTTCCCGGGGATGGACTTCCGTGCGGTTAATGGTGCCGGTGAAGAGGGTTTCACCGGCAATCATCTGATTCTGGTTGTTCAGATACAGCACCCGGAATTCTTCACGCTCCAGTCCTGCCATGTTCAGAATCAGCCATTCCCGTGCCGCACGGGTGGAGGTGAAGGCCACGCCGGGTTCATGAAGATGGCG